GAAGTTCGAGGTCAGGTCGTTCGAGAAGAGCTGCGAGACCTTGCCGCCGCCCTCCGACTGGGGAAGCGCTTTCTGTTCTCCCAGTCCTTCGTCGAACTCCAGGGAGTCCGGGACGATCTTCACGATCGAGTCGTTGACCATGATGACCGCGTCTGCAAGTTGGGACATTTAAGCCTCCCCCTATCGGGTGATGTCGAAGTCGATCTTGACCGTCGCCTGGATGGTCCGAAGCTGGGTCAGGATCGGGAGCTTCATCGTGATCGTGGCCTTCCCGATCGCCATGTTTATCGTCACGACGATGTTCTGCTTGTAGAACTTCACGGCGTCCGGCCCCGCCTGGACCAGGGTATAGACCGAGCCCGAGAGGACCTCGTATAGCTGGACGAGATACGCCTTGATGATGACCTTGTTCACGACATCACGACCGGCCGTCGCTGCGCCCTGGGTCAGCCGACTCTGGGCGAAGCGCTTGCGGACGTTGTTGTGGAAGTATTCCCGAGCGCCGGAGGCCGTGTCGACATAGTTCAGATATTGCCACGTTATGTCGTCGTTCCCGGCCGGGTCCGTCCGGTAGGTCGTCGGGATCTCGCCCGCGATCGCAGCCGAGCCCGCCGGGTTCTGCCCCAGGACACCGCCGCCCGCCGCGAGGAGCGTCTCGATCTCGGCGTCCGTCCATCCCCGGCCGGAGCCGGGGACGGGGAGGTGGGGGAACGGGGTGTTGAAGTACGGGAGGGATGCGAGGGCCGGTCCGCCGAACTGGTCGAGCGAAGCCGCGCTGGTCACGAACTGGGAGATCGCAAGGTCCGACGTCAGCCGCAGCGACCGGATCGCCGCCATCATGGTCGACTTGACGTAGCTGGGTTCTGCGATCGCGGCCCCGAGGTAGCCCGAGCCAGCGACCGCCGTCTCTTCGTCGCAGAGGTAGACGAGGCTCCGCGAGTTCATCTCGGCGTTCGTGAGATAGGTCGCGCCAGTGTGATTCGCGAGCGTGTCGTGTCGACAGAGGAAGGCGACGCCGTCCTGGATCTTATTGTTCGCGTTGAAGAGCGGGTCCAGGTGCGCGGTCACTGCTGCCGAGTCGTTCAGCGGCCAGACGATCCCCTGGTATCTGGTGTTTCCGACTTGGGTGAACATCGTCGTCGTCGAGGGTTCGGTCGCGCCGGGTGTCGCCTGGACCGGGTCGCCCATCACGATCGTCGTCGCTGCGCCCAGGATCTCGACAGGGAGTCCGGCCGCAGTCGGTCCAGTCGTGTCGCAGGTCAAGGTCAGGACGGAGGCGCTCGCGTTGTTCGCCGTGAACGGACAGTCCAGGTCGGCGTTCACCAGTGTCTTCAAGGCGGCGACGATGTCCGCCGACGTGTCGCCGACTGCGACCGGGTGGGTGAACTTATGGTTCAGCTCCGACGCGGCGATCAGGGTGAACGATCCAGCGGCCGTCGCGGTCCCGCTGGCCGTGATCGAAACGATCCTCGCCGTCCCTCCTGTTCCGTCGAGGGCGATGACGTCGAGCTGGACTCGGTCGGTGATCTTCTTGAACGCGCGGATCATGGCCGCGAGCTGGGAGCTTCGACCGAAGAGAGCGATCTCCTCGCCGTCGCTGCCGATGTTCTTATGCCAGGACTGGTTCGCGACTCCGGCCCCTGCGGTCGAATACTGGCCGACGATCAGGACCTTCTGCGCGGCGTTCTCGACCGGCGCATCTGCGGACGCGAGCGAGAACGTCGTGTTCGGTTGTGCGATTAGCGAGGCACCCATCAGTCACTTCCCCCCGACGAGGACTTCGACGCCTTCGTCTTCTTCGCTGCCGGAACCAGTTCGCAGCAGCCATCGATCGCCGAGTCTCGGAGTCGTCGCTGCCAGAATACGTCGAGAGGTACGCCGTCCACGCCGAGGACTTCGACGACCTCCCCCTCCGTGAAGTTCGCGAAGCTCTTCTTGATCTTGACCTGAACCTTGTCCGCCATGCCTCACCCCCTCAGATCGGCGTGTCATCGAGAGACGTGATCTGCACGATCTCCCCTTCGCCTAGTAGATCATCCACGTCCGGGTCGCCAGTCAGATCCCAGTCTCGGAAGGCGACATCGTCCTCTGCTCCGACCGTATCGGCGAACGAGACGACCGTCCTCTGCTGGAACTCGAACTCGTGCCAGTAGACGCCGCCATCGTAGCGCGCGAAGGCGTGTCGGACGAACTGAACCGGATGGGGTGCGACGATCGCGAGACCCGAGCCGAAGTTCTTCCCGAGCAGCGAGCGAAGCATCGGCCGAAGGAAGTCTTCCGCCGCGTCGCGCGGAGCCCGCCCGAGAGCATCGTTTCCGGCGAACTGGGCGACGAGAACCTTGAACGGGTTCAGGAGCGTCTGCTTCCAGTCTCCGTTCAAGCTCTGGACGTCGATCGAGTCGTTCGCCACGCCACGGCCCCGACTCGCGTCCACGTCACCGATCACGACGTAGGCCCAGACCTTCGCGGGCCGTTCCTGGGTCGACGCCTCGACGACGTCTCGGGTGTAGCTGTCGAACGCCGCCTCGTCGTCCATCGCTCCGGTGACCCTGGGCTTGACCCGCATCGTGATCGTCCCGATCAGCGTCCCGAGGCTGGTCCCGGAAGTATGCTCGACGGTGAAGGTCGTCGAGTTCGAGACCGTCGCGACCGCGTACTGACCCCGGACCGTGTTGTAGACGTTCGAGCCGTTCTCGATGATCGCCGCCCCGCCGCCGGTCCAGCTCGTGTCGGCCGTCGTCGCGACCGCATAGTGGAACGTCCGCCGATCGGGGACGTCCAGGAGGACCGCGTCCGTCACGTTGAAGGCGAGCTGATTCGCGCCGCCCGTGATCCCGGAGACCGTCGCGAGTCGGAGGGCAGTGTCGGTGAAGAGCGTCAGGTCGTGGTCGGTCGCCGTCGTTGCGATCGCGATCCCCGAGCCCGCGACGTGACTGATCGCGCTGATCGTGACCGGCGTCTTCGCGCCCTCGACGTGGATCGAGTCGCCGACCTTGAGGGTCTGCGGGGCGCTCGTGATGATCGTCGCGGTCGTCCCCGTGTGGATGATCGAGACCACGCTAAGGGGATCCGTGAACTCCGTCGAGTAGAGCGGGAGCCGACTGGCGAGCTGGGCCACGATCTCCTGGATCTTCATCAGAAGTATAGATCGAACGCGCGATCCCAGTGCGGTTCGACCTCCTCTCGGTTGACAGCGTTGTGGAGCGACGGCCGGGGACGCATCCGGCGCGTCCCGCCCTCGACCCAGGACGCATAGATCGGGGCCTTCTTCAGGGCCGTCGTCGAGACGCCGTAGCCGAAGGACGCCCGGTCGTGTCCCTTGATCTTCCAGGACAAGCTCTTCCGAAGCACTCCGTGAAGGTTCGCGTGGCTCTGCGGAGATGCTGATGATCGGTGGCGGCGGTAGCCGCCCTTGATCTTGATCCGATAGATCCGGCCCCTCTTGTCCTTCTTCAGGATGGCCCTGTTCGCTCGATCCTGAAGCGCTCCGAGGTAGTTGAACCAGCCCCGGCGCATGATCTCCTGGACGTCGCCGTCGATGTCGTTGAACTCGCGGAAGCGGATCTCCGAGTGGTCCTCGTCGATGTACTTCTCCCGGATGGCGTAGCTCATCTCGACGCCGCCGCTCGGGTGTTCAGTCCGGTCGCTTCGCAGAGCGCCATCTGGAACTCCCCGCGAACGTCGAGGTCTTCGACCTCCAGGATGTCGAGCCGCGTCCCGTCCTGTAGCCGGAGCCATGTCTCGGCCGTGACTCCGCTGAGCCTCCTGAACGAGACCTCGTGAGTGATCTTCCGGTCGGTCTCGACGCCATCGAAGAGCGTCCGGCCGGAGCCGGTCTCGACCTTCGCCCAGATCATCGTCGCCTGGGGGTGCGCCGAGAAGTCCATCGCCGCATCGGTGAAGCCGAAGGCCGGAGCCGCCTGGACGCGATCCTCGACGAAGATCCGGGTGTCCAGGTCGCCGATCGGAACGCGCCGCCGCTTCCGGTGAAGCCGCTCCAGCCGCGCCATCGCTACATCCCCACCAGGGCGATCGAGCCGTAGATCTGCTCCGCCCCGGACTGCTTCGCCGTCGAGATCGCCAGGGTCGTGACCGCAGACCCAGAGGTGCTTGTCTTCGGCCCCTCCATGTCGCCCCGGTCGGAGTACATCAGCGCGACGTGGCGGAGGATGCCCGCCCGACAGGTCGCGATGTCCTGGTGGGCCTTCGTCTTGAAGCGGACCCGGACGTTCTGCGCCTGGGTGTCCAGGTCAGTCGGCCAGAGCTGGTCCCATCCGAGGTTCACTCGCGCGCTGGAGAGGTTCGGCTCCAGGTAGTAAACCGAGGCCGCGATCGTCGTGAAGACCGAGGAGACCAGCCTGGAGACGTCAGTGATCGAAGCGACCAGCGTCGCGCGCAGTAGGATCGAGGAGTCGGTGTCGTCCGAGAAGCCGTCGCGAAGAAGCTCGTATTCGTTCTCGCGAACGTCTCGGCCGGTGTATCCCTCGCAGTGCCTCGTAGCTGATTCGACGAGAACAGCGATCAGCGTATGCTCGACCGTGTCGGTGACCTTCAGGAAGTCCGCCGCCTCGTCAGCCGGGACCAGGGGCTCGCCGGTCTTCGTCCTGGTCAGCAGCATCGACTAGCCCTTCTTCGCTGCGCCCTTCTTCGAGGCGCTCTTCTTCTTCTTCGAGACCTTCGCCTTCTCGACGGCTTCGACTTCGCGCTTCTTCTT